ATTTTTCTTATAACAATTTAAGAAAGGCAAAAGATGCAGATGGGTATTGGTATTCAAAAGACTGGAGTAAACAAAAACAAAGTCCTGAAGAAACTGATTTAGAATACATCCCTTTATTTGATCCTGAGAAACCAACAGGCAGACAAATATTTGTTTCAAAAGAATACAGACCTGATTTAGATGCTTATCCATTGCCTGATTATGTGGCTTCGGCTGTGTATGCTGAGGTTGATGTTGAGCTTTCTAATTATCGTTTAAATGCAATTAAAAGTGGGTTTAATGCAGGAACAATTCTTAACTTTTCAAATGGCAGACCAACCGAAGAAGAAAAAGAAGAAATTGAAGCAAGACTAAAAGAGAAATTCACCGGAACAGATAGAGCAAACAGCTTACTAATTACATTTAGTGGCAATAAAGATTCTGCACCTACAATTGAACATTTAACACCTCAAAATGTAGATTCTCAACTAACAGAATTAAACGACCAGGTTATTCAAGAATTAATTATCGGACATCACATTCCTAATCCTATGCTAGTAGGTATTAAAACAGCAGGGGAGTTAGGAACGAAAGACCAAATAAATGATTCTTACGAACTTTATAAGAATACTTATATTATACCTAATCAAAAAGAAATTGAGAAAGACTTTAACTACTTACTTAAATTAAAAGGTTTTTCAAATCGTATTTACTTAAAAGAGTTAGATCCTATCGAAGAGCAGTTACCTATTGAAGAAAAGATTAAGGTAATGACTAAAAACGAGGTTCGTGAAATGTATGGGTTGCCACCTTTGGAAGAAGAAGTTAAGCCTATTGTTTCAAGTGCTATCCATAGATTTGAAGACCAGGTATGTGAACATTCTTTTGCATCAGAAAGTGAAATTGATGAAGTAATTGAAATCTTTAAAATGTTTGGGGATGATAGAGAAAATTATGAGGTTATTGAACAAAAGTTTATGAACGAAGAAAATCGTTTTGATTTTGCAGTTGATGTTTCTCCATTAAGCAAACAAATTAAAAGAGACATTGTTGGATTATTAAATAAAGATCCTTTAATGGATAACAAGACAATTGCAGATACTTTAAGAATAAAAGAAGATAGAGTTGCAGACTTAATCAACGACATGGTTAAAGAAGAACTAATTAAGGTTAAAGAAACTAATGCAGGTGGTCAAAAGAAAGATGTAAGAGTACCAACAACAGAAGCTATCAGAACATCAAATCGTTTAGGCACAGATACCGAAGATTACAAAATTATGTACACTTATGAATGGAGAACAGGAGTTAAGCCTGACAAACGAAATTCAAGAGAGTTCTGTGTTAAGTTATTGGATGCAAATAAAATGTATTCAAGAGCGCAAATCGAACAAATTAGTAAGATAGTGGGTTATGATGTTTGGAATTATAGAGGTGGATGGTGGACAAGAAAAGGCGGTCAAACAAGAACACCATTTTGCAGACATATTTGGAGTGCTAACGTTGTAAAAATTAAAAAATAATGGCAACAGTATTATTATTAACAGCAACTTACATTAAGGATTACACATTTGTTGATCCTAATGTAGATGAAAAATACTTAAGAATTTCTATTGAAGAAGCACAAAAAATTCATATTAGAAATTATATTGGTTCAGGGTTATACGATGAAATTATTAACCAAGTAAGCACAAATACATTGTCGGCTTTAAACACTACCTTATTAGATAATTATATTATTCCTGCTCTTAAATGGTGGGTAATGGTTGAGGCTGCACCTTTTTTAACTTATAAGGTAACTAATAAGAACATTGTAAAAAAGAACAGCGACAACAGTACGGGAGTTGATTTTAACGAATTAAATTCTTTTATGAACTTAGTTACTGATAAAGCACAGTATCACACTAAAAGATTAATTGATTATTTATTTGAGTATTCGGACCAATACCCGTTATATGATAACCCTGGCGATGGCTTTGATACTATTTACCCACAAGGTTATTCTTACGAAGAAAGTATTTATTTAGGTCGTAACCGTTCAATATTTAGCTATGAAGAAAAATTTGAAAAAAGAAAACGTTACTAAAAAGAGTGGATATAAACTCTTTAATAAAATTGAAATATTAAAAAAATTTTTGAATGATAACGTTAAACCAAGTAATAAAAAACCTAAATAATATTGCAAACGCACATTATCAAATCAATTCTTTTGGTAATGGTAGTGTTATTGAGTTTGCGACTAGCGGAATAACTGAATACCCTGCAATGTGGGTAGATTACGAACCACCGGTATTACAAGGTAATGCTTATACTCATGTTTTGAGAATCTATGTAATGGATAGATTGATTAAAGGCAAACAAAATGAGTTAGAGTTATTTAGCGATATTCAGCAAATATGTTTAGATATTATTGCACAGCTTAACTCAACTATTTATGGTTGGAAATTAGTTAGCGATAACGTTACTTTAAATCCTTTTAGTGAACCTAGATTTGATGATGAAGATGCAGGTTACTATTTTGACGTTAACCTTAAAGTACCTTTTACTTATGATAGATGCCAAATACCATTTGATTCAACTATAACGAATGCAGGAACATCAAACCTAGTTACTATTGTAAATCAAAATGGAACTATTATAACGACTTTAAAAGGCGGTGAGACATACACAGTAATACAAGTTAGTGGAATAGATGGAGGGGCTTCAAATACAACTTATACAAATTCGATAATACAAGCATGAGTACAATAACAGCACAGATACAACTTAGAAGAGATACATCTGCAAATTGGACTTCTAATAATCCTATTTTATTAGCAGGTGAAATGGCTTTAAGTACAGATGTACTTTATACAGGAACAGACCAGCCAAGATATAAGATAGGAAATGGAATTGATACATGGTTAAATTTAGACTATGTGCCTGAAGGTGGAGGTGGATCAAGTTATCCTGAAAATCTTTACTTAACAGTTGTAAATAAAACAGGCGACAATTTATTGGCTTCAGGTTACAAAGTTTTAAAAGTACAAACAGCGCAAGGTCAAAGGCTAGCAGTTGATTATGCTTTGGCTGATAGTGATGCAAATAGTGCTGATACTATTGGAGTAGTTTATGAAAATATAAATAATAACCAAACAGGAAAAATAGTTGTTATTGGAGAATTAACAGGATTAAACACTACAGGAAGTTTACAAGGTGAAACATGGAATGATGGTGACTTATTATTTTTAAGTCCTTTTGTTGATGGTGGCATAACTAATATAAGACCTACAGCACCTAATCATGGAGTAATAATTGGTTATGTTGTTTATTCTCATGTTAATCAAGGAAAAATTTATATTAAAATTGATAACGGGTACGAAATCGGAGAACTTCATAATTGCTACTTACCAACTCCAACACATAATGACGGTATATTTTGGAGTTCAGGAACTACTCGTTATGAAAATAAAAGCATTGCTAGTGTTTTAGGTTATACATTAGGAACTAATTTAAAAACAGTAATTGATTCAAAAGGTTATGTTCAAAGTTTTAATTTTAATGCTTTTAGTCCAGCAGATGCAACAACATATTATGTAGGTGCCAATGTTTCATCACCATTTACAACTGATACAAGCATTAGACTAATTGCTTTAAAAACAAGTACACTTAAAAAAGTAGCTATAACAAGTCGACAAACTACTTTTGGAACGAGTGAAAATTCATCATTTGCATTAGGTGTAAATGGAACTTATACAACATTTACAAGTTCTATTAAATTTGATGGAACTCCTAATAATAATACATTAATAACGGGTTTATCAATTAATGTAACTGAAGGTGATGTATTAACTGTAAGATGGATAACTCCAACATGGGTTACAAATCCAACATCTATTAATTGTAATATAGATTTATATTTTGAATAATGTTTACATACGAAATTAAACAAGAAAATGGAAAGTATAATATTTATTATTATACAAACAATGAGCTTGAGACAATTGAGTTTTATGCTTATGAATTAAATAATCCACAAACTATAATTCGTTATGGTTACAAAGAAATAAAATAATGGTACTTTAAAAAATAAAACAACATGGCAAACGCATTAAGACTAACAGCAAATGGTGGATGTGAGTATATAGATAATAATACAGCAAGAACAGGCAAAAAATATTACTGTTTTATTGTTCAAGCTGATACAGTAGTAGGCACATTAACAGGTGGCTTTGCTCCTGATACTACAACTAATTATTTAACATCAATTGGTTTAAGTGGTAAAACATTAAAGCAAGGTGCTATTATTTACGCTCCTGGTGATGCTGTTTTTACTAATCTTACTTTAACAAGTGGTTCAATTATAGCTTACGCAGAATGAGACTAAGTTTAGGAATAACACCTAAAAGCTATTTTAATTTAGCTGTGCCAAATGATACAGACGCACAGGCTTTTATTACAGCTGCTGGAATAACTGACGGAACACAACAAAGCGCAGTTAATCAACTTGTATTAGATTTAAAGAGTGCTAACATTTGGACTAAAATGAAGGCTATTTATCCTATTGTTGGCGGTTCTGCAAGTTCTCACAAATGGAATCTTAAAGACCCAAGAGATTTAGATGCTGCATATAGATTAACTTTTGCAACTGGTTGGACACATTCAAGTACAGGTATGACACCTAACGGTACAAGCGCATATGCAAGTACATTTTTAGTTCCAAGTTCAGTATTTAATACTGCAACTTATAATCATTTGTCTTATTATTCACGAACAAATAATGCAAATATTGATTTTTTAATGGGTGCAAGAAATTCAAATGAAACTGCTATGTTATTATCTGGGCGTGATGGTTTTTGGGGTTATTATTGTGATGCTCCAAGCCCAAGTGTTTACAGAAATGCTTACTCAAGTTCATCATTTAACACAGCAGCTTTTTCATTAGGAAGTCAAACAGGCACAAATGTTAAAGTATATAGAAATAATTCATTAGTTGTAAGTAATACAGAAGCAAGGTTTGCAATATCTGCTTTATGCCCAAGAGCATTAATAATAGGCGCATGGGACAGTATAGGTACAATAGGAAATTATACAAATAAACAATGTGCCTTTGCATCAATTGGTGATGGCTTAACAGATGCTGAAGCAAGTAACTTATATACAGCAGTAAATACTTATCAAACAACTTTAGGAAGAAACGTATAATGGAAGGAAGAATAGTAACAAATCAACAATCAAATGAATTACAAGGCTTATTCATTGATCATGATACATTTTTTAATTTTGTTCAAGACATAAATGGAGTTTACTTTTTATTTTTATCTGAACAAGATGAAATTGATGTTGCTCAAACACAATATGCTTATTTATTAGATATTCCATTAAGTCCTTACACACCACCACCAACACCACCAATACCATAATAAATTATGAAAGAGGCATTAGAACTTATAAAAAAACATGGCGCAACTGCTGTTTTAGTATTGTGGCTATGGCATACTCATACAAGAGTAGAACATTTAGAAGCTAAGTTGTATAATTGTTTAGAACGTGAAAGACTTGAACAATTGTATAGTAAACCAAACGAAGCTGTAATTCCTAAGAAAATAGAAGATGAAACTAAAAGTAGTTAGAGAAACTAAAAACGATGTATGTACAATTGGCTCATTATTTATAAATGATGTTTTCTTTTGTTATACCTTAGAAGATAAAGATAGAGGATTAAAACAAAGTGATTCTCTTTTATTTATTCAAGCAAAAAAGATTTTTGGACTTACTGCAATACCTTCAGGCTTCTATAAGCTAACAGTTAATCAAAGTCCTAAGTTCAAAAGGATGTTACCTCGTATTCTTGAAATAAAAGGATTTGACGGTGTTTTATTACACAGAGGTAATACAGCAGACCATTCGCTTGGATGTATTCTTATAGGCTATAAAAAAGGCCATAATTCAATATTTGAAAGCACAAAAGCTGAAACGGATTTAGTAAACAGATTATTGTTACATAATAACGAAGTCCATACAATAGAAATAGTATAAAACAAAAAAGCACCCCGAAGGATGCTTTTAAGAGTTAGAAATTTTTATGAAAAACACAAAGAACGAAGAGCAAATTTAAACAATTTAAAACAATATACAAATGTTATTACAATTAGTAAATGATACACTAACAACAGTAGTTAGTGAAGTAGTTAATACAGCGGTGGCAGTACATGAAGTTACAGGTGGCGGAGCTTTTATTAATGGAGTTGATAATTCAGTAGTCGGATCAATAGTTACTTTATTAGTAGCTGCTATCATTCGCCATTGGGAAAAGAAAAAGATAAAAAAGAGAGCTAATAAAGATTAAAATTTTCTTATTGATTATCAATTAGTTAGCAATTATTATAAAAAATAGTTGCTTTTTTTTGTTGTTTATATTATAATTTACTTTATATTTGCTTTATAATTAAAAACACAAACAATGATAACAACAAAATTTGAAACAGGTAACATTTACGAAATGACTTTTATCACTGATAGTGATTTAAAAGTAAAATTTATTTGCGTACATAGAACAGCTAAAACAGTAACACTTGAAAGATTCCAAGGAACTGAAAGATTAACAAGAAGAGTATTTAATCATGATAATATTGAATATATTAAATATGATACATATTCACTTGCTCCTGTAATTAAGTCATCTAGATTAGTAGGTTAATTAATAAAAAAGGGGGTGCGCATCTTCAACGCACAATTTAAAAAACAAAGAACATGAAAGTCACAATTGAACGAAAAGAAAAAGTACAAATGGAAGTACAACTTCCGTTATTTACTAAACAATACTATCATTATTACATGGTAGAAGAAACAAGAACAACCGTTTTATTTTTAGGAGAGTTTGAACATTCAATACAAGTTACTCAACTCATGATGCAATACCCATGCAGCTATGAACAGATAACAGAAAAAGAATATAACGAAGTATATAACACAATTAAAAAACGAATTTATGAATAACTCTAATCAAATAGAACTTAACAATAACCTTGAGTACTGGTATGGTTATATAGATGCTAACTTAGTTAACTATAATCGAATCAACATCAGTAATGTAAGTTTAGATAATACAACAATGGAAATGTTTATTACAGATACTGAAACTCAATTTTGTTTTGACTTCTACAAAAAAGGTCAAGTAGTTGGTAAGCATAAAATATTCATTGGAAATAACCAGCTTGAATTTGATTGGAACTTGCAGTTCAGTCAGGAACTAATTAAAATGTTTAAAAGCATAGATATTAAAAATCAAGTTATATTATAACGTTTTGCAGATTGGCGGTCGTTTTAATGCCGCCAATGTGCTGTTATGTATCAGTTTAATTTTTACTTTTTTGCGTTGGCTTTCAATTAGTTACATAATTTAACAAAAATAATCTTGAAATTGTTTGCAGATTCAAAATAAAGCTGTATATTTGTATCAACAAAACGAAACAACATGGAAACAATTGAAAAGAAAATATTAGGATTCACAGAAGAAATAACAGTTTGTGATTGCTGTGGTAAGGCTGATTTAAAAGGAACTTACGCTATTGATTGGGAGGGTACAATTGCTTATTACGGAAGTGTATGTGCTTTTAAAGTGCATGGTGCTACTATTGAAGAGCAAAAGGAAGTGAAGAAAGCATACACTAAAAGAATGAAAGCTACCGAGAAATTAGCACAAATGGAAGCTGAATACAACGGAACTGAATATGCTTTAGTTAAAATGTTTCGTTTTGTTGAAGAGAAGAAATTAGATGTAATGGCTTTTATAAATAAGTATGGCAAAAAATGTGATGAGAATGATTATTATGTTGCTTATTCAATTGGACACGTTGTGAAATGTATAAACAAATGAAAAAAACGTGCCACAACGCCTGCGACTTTCCAGACTGTAAACTGGAAGGTTGCATGATAAAAGCTAATAAGCCTAAGCATGGAGGCAAAAGAGCCAATGCAGGGCGTAAAAGCCAGTACAATGAAGAAACGCAAACAATTTCATTTCGTGTTCCAAAATCACTAATTGAACCGATTACTAAATACGTCAAACGTTCGCTGTCAAAAAGTAAAAAATAAATTGTACATAACTTACATCTTTGCGCTACTTTATAGCGACTTATTTAAAATTAAATTAAAAACAAATATGAAAATACCAGAAACAATTAAAACAAAAATGAATGAGTATTATACTCATGGAGACCACACAAAGCTAAAGCGTTATGGAATAACAAAGAAAAAGTATTTCAGCTTAGTTACAATAGGAAAGGCTTTTAAAGAAGGCGAATGTAAAGATGAACTATTGGATATAATTGATGAATTTTATAACTTAAAAATTAAAAAGTATGAAAAATAAATTTTATATAGAAGGATTAACAAAAAGAAGTTTATACACTTTAAATGATATTCATCAGAAAGAAAGTGAGCTTTATGATACTGCTGAAAAGTTAGCAGAATTAAAAAGATTAGAACTTTATGACCAAAATTTAACAGAAAAATACTATCTACTTCAAAATCAGATAGAAACAATTACAGATAATTTTTTAAATTATAATTCAGTTAAAAATTAATTATTAAATTTGTAACCATGAAAACACAAGAACAAGCAATCCTCGATGCCTTATTAGGTGGGCAAGTTATTACAGGATCTAATGCCTATCAAATAACTAAAAAAGAATGTGCCTGTGGCACTCTTAACCTTCACAAAGTATTAGCTAAAATTAGAAAAAAAGGTTACACTATTAATGAGCAATGGTGCATCAACTCTAAATCTAATATT